CTATTTTCATTTCGGTTCCTTTGATTTGGATAAATTCTCCATTGTACTATATTTATAATAATTACTATCCTCTTGGAGTACTAACGCCCATACTTCCCATACCCGAAGGCATTGCAGGAGAATGTGCAGTTGATGCCGGGGCAATAACTTGACTTGAACTATTATCTATGGATGTTGGAGCATTAATCAATTGACCTGCTCCACCGCCACCTTTAGAATGCTTCTCTGCTATTGCGGAGGCAGAGATAACTGCGGCTTGTAAAACTTCACTTGGAATAGCCTCTGCTGAACCAAGTGTTTTGGTTCCTGAAAACAGGTCCTGGAATGCTTTTTCTACGTGCATATCGTGAGTAAATATAGAACCTGGATTAACTGCGGCCGCATTCATAGTATCTTGTAGTTCGGCGTTTGGAGTAAGAGCGTCAAATTCTTCTGGCGACATAGCCTTTACTTTGAAAAATTCAGTTTCTAGTTTTCTATAATCCTCTCCAGATACGCCAGGGGCTTGCATTTCTCCAGATAGTCTGTCTAGTTCTGCTTTCCTACCACCACCTGCATTATTTGTGGGGCTACCGTCTGTCATTCCTGGACCAAAATTAACTTTTCCAGCACCTAATCCCCACATCGTTTTTTCATACTCTATCGATACGCCTTGTTCTTTGGCTCTCTTAAGGTCCTCTAGCATCTTCATATCTTTATCTGACCAAACTTCATAGTCAAGAAGTGCTTGTAGTGATGCAGGGTCCAATAGTGTAAGTTCTTCTAAATCATCAATCTCGCCTCGTCCATATCCAACGTTGACTGCGCCTCTGTCATCTGCGGCCTTGGCCATTGCCTCTTGTTCTGCTGTCCAAGTTTTAGCATTCGCGGTCTTTTCTGTGCCTGTACCCCACGCAATGGCTGAATTTATTCCTTGTTCGAGATAAGAGGTCTGCCATTTATCTTTATTGCCCATCACATCACCAACTTCAAGGGCTCTTGAGGAATCACCCCAGGCACCTTCTTTTATAAATCCTTCACCACTGCCTAAACCAGTTAACTTCTGTAAACCTTCTGCGGCCCAATCTGTACCACCGACAGCCATTGAACTAAGTTCTACTCCCATATTAGCAATTGACTCAGAGAGTGTTTGCCCTTGACCCATTTTATTGAAAATATCTAACGGAGTTAGTATCTTAGCAAATCTACCTAAAAGCCCAGTACCTGTTTTAGCACCTACTTTAAGGGTCTTTGCAAGTTCTTCAGCATTTTGGGCTGCGAGTCTGGCCGCATCACCAGTAGCATCGGCACCTGCGGTTATGGCTCTTGTCGTACTAGCGCCTGCATCTACAACGTCATCTATGACACCTACGGCCGAAGTTGGATTCGCAGTAGGTACGCCTGTAGCAATATTACGAGCAAGTGTCGCGGCTCTGGCCGCATCATCGGCTTTACCAGCGGCAAGTCTAGCAAAGTCATCCATAGCAGATAATTTTCCTGAAACTCCTTGTACTCCTACAGCGACATTATCAACTTTACCAGCAGTGCTAGAGATTGTGGTTGATATGCCCCTTGAAGCATCAGAGAGACCATCTATTGCTGTAGATAATTTTCCTACGTTGCTCGATTTTACACCACCTTTTAGTGTTCCTTGTAGAGCATTAGTTCCAGCAGTAATATTTCTGCCAACGCCTGCGAAATCGTCTGCATATGTACCCGCTCTTGCCAGGTCTGTAGCACCGTCTATTGCCCGTGTCGCTTGGCCTGGTATTGCGGCGAAATCATCAGCATAATTGACAATTTGACTGCTTCTGGCTAAATTAGATGTAGCACCTGAAACTTGGCCTGGTATTCTACCAAAATCGTCTACATATGTGCCCGCTCTTGCGAGGTCTGTAGCACCATCTATTGCACCTGTTACTTGACCTGGTATTCTACCAAAATCGTCTGCATAATTGATTAGTTGTGATGTTTTTGCTACCCCTTTTAATCCCTCATCAAAGTGTGTGCCCATTTTAACAAAATCGTCACCATAATTGACCAGTTGTGATGTTTTTGCTACTCCTTTTAATCCTTCATCAAGGTGTGTGCCTGCTTTAACAAACTCATCTCCATAATTGATTAGTTGGGATGTTTTTGCTACTCCTTTTAATCCCTCATCAATATGTGGAGTAATCGTTTTTACGCCTTTTGCCAATTCATCTATTTTACCAGCGGCATTAGCAATGTCATCGGCATTATTAGCACCTTGCAGGAATTTTTTAAGACCTATAAGACCTGCTGTGGATGTGACTATTGGTAATAAGTATTTTGTTCCAAGACTCAATAAGGATTTGCCTATATCAGCGAACCAGGAGGGCTTGGGGGTCGCTTTGTTTAGAGATGGACTGCCTTTCATTGCTCCCATCAAACTTCCTTTTTTCGCATCTCTACGGTCTTCCAGTGCCCGTCTTTCTGCTTTAATTTCTCTTTGTGACCGTTCTTGGTCTAATTGATGTGATTCTCTTGAAATGGAAAGCAATTCTACAATGCCACCATCGGTAACATACATAGCATTTGATTCATCTAAACCTAATGATTCGCCCTCAACTGATATTCCACCACTTGATGGTGCAATATCTTCTTTAGGTTTATTGAGAGTGCCTTTCTGACGACCGCCTGTTTTTTCACGTTTAGGTCCGTCATCGGCAGCCGTATCTACGGCCGCTCCACCAAGACCTGAGGCATTTGGAGGGGATACTGAAGGTGATTTGTCTGCCTTCGGTGGGGCTGTGCCTTGTAACTCACCCCTAACTTTTTCATCCTTATCGCCTGAGTCTTTACTTGCCTTCTCGTCCTTCAACTCCTTCTTCATCTTCTCCACGTGTTGAGAAGTGACGAGGGCTGCGGCCTCTTCGGCTTTTGCTAATGCTCTGGAGCCAGACATTCTGTCGGCCATTCCTTGAAGCATACTACCGTGGTCACGCAGAAATTGTTTAGCGGCTTCCTTCTCTATTTTTGCTATTTCTTTATCTTGCTTGTTCTTTTGTTTCTTTTGAACACGCTCCATTCGAGCCTCGGGGCTCAATTTTTTCAAACCCTTATTAGCACCAGCAATACCGCCCTTAAGGACAGCACCTGCACCCATTAATTTTCCCCAAGTTTCTAATGTTTGTGACATATCTTATTTCTACCTTTTTATAGCATCGTGCCTTGCTTTTTCTTCTTGTAGCCAGTCAGAAAGAAGTTTAACGTAAATTTCTCTCTCGTAAGGCATCATATTTTCCAAATCGTACAGCGAATAGTTGTGGTGTTGCATAAGTTGGAAGTTGGTCTTATAATGATTGGCCAACGTATCATAACTTATGCAAAGCCGAAAAAATCCTCCAGCCCCTCCAACGTGACTGGCTCTTTATGTCCACATTTACTACACTTATAATCTACAACGTGTTTCAATGTTGGTTGATTATTAAAAAATTCTTTAATCTTATCAAACGCATCTTCCGTTAAGTTCCCTACAAATTCTACTAATTCTCCCTTGGATGTCTCTTTGCCCTTATAAACATTCTCGGCATCAAATATAAAGTCAATCGAATCAATGATAATTTTAAACATCTTTTCAATGTTGTCTTTCTCTCCATCGTGAACTTTCAACTCTTCATTAGACAGATATTTAAACTGCATTCCAACATCATCCGTTATCATTATCTTTGAGTAATCTTTATCAGGAAAGTTAACCTGTATCTCATCAATCTGAACTGGATGTGTGTCTATCTGTCCGCAAAGGACTCCATCTACTTCTTGGTTACAAGTAAAAGAAGGTTCAATCACCTCTCCTCTACTTTTTGCTCTAATATTTAAGAACAAATAATCAACATCGAATGGTGGCAATTTCACACTATCTATCTTTTCTGTAACGCAATTCTCAATGACGTTTAGAATAACATCCCTTACTGCGGCCTTGAACTCATCGCCTTTTAAACCTTTAGCGCCTTCCATTGCCGTTAAGAGTATCTTCTCTTCTTTCACTAAGAAGGGTCTATATTTAATAGTCCTTTTCTTATCCGATGGCAGTTTTAGACTGTACATCGGAGTCTCTATTTTTGGTAAAGCCATAATATTATCTCCTATTTACTTTATTATATAATCACTTTTGTTTACGAGGGGCCATATTTTCCGCTTCCCTCTTTGCCTGGTGCTCTCTTAGTTTCGTGAGGAACACGTCCTATTCTAGTTCCATCTGCTGAAATTTGTGTGTACTTACCAGTGTCTCCAGTATTTCCTGGGGCATCTCTAAATGCCGGAACGACTCCTTCACCAAATGTATAATGCTCTCGAAGGGCTTTTCTGTCTGGCGCTTCCGTGCCTGCATATCCTTTAACTTCAGACCCGGTTGTGCCAGAATCTGGGTCTGCGTTCCAACCAGTTACACTAGTATGATTCCAATCTTTGAATGACCAAGTCACAGTGAAGTTCGCTACCTCTCCAGCATCACCCCAAGCCATTTCAATAGGCCCTAATGCAGTTGGATATGCTTCCAATAAAACTATGTTTGCCGCGGCTCCGCCTTGTCTATCAAGTGGAATTATGTTAACTCGTCCAACATAATCGTAATAATAACCCAATGTATATATCTGTCTATTCGTAGATACAGTTGCACCAGTTCCTGGTTTAACTGCTCCCATAATACCTGCTATCCATCCTTCAAAGAATTTATGTTCTTTATAATCGGCACTACACATAAAGGTCATAGACACAGTGTCTACAATTAAATCATTTGCTACCTTATATACAGGACCAAATCGTTTCGCTTCAATAGTACCTATCGACTTGCCAGGAAGGGTCACTGATTTCGTCATAAAAGAAAGAAATCCAGTGCCTTCGGTCTCTGCTCCCGTATAGAACTCTCCAAAATTCACCTTTCCCATACCGCCACCCGTGTGTCCTTGTGGCAAATAAATCTCTACAGAATAGAGATTATTACGGGCTAAGTCTCCCGTCTTTATATGATTATTGAATTCTGATACTTTCATTACTTGCTCCAAACAGATTTAGCACTAGCACCCATAAATCTCTGATATGGCAGAAATATAACATTCTCCCACTCATTTGGCGGTGCTTCTAATAGGCTCGTTCTTACGTGTCCATATAAGTATTTATGTATCATTTTGTCGGCGTGCTTAATATTCTTCACTGCATCCCAAGATACATTAAATCTTGCTTTGTCAGTGAAATCTTCTGGTTCTCCCTTTTGAGTAGAGAACTTCATTATTTTTGTAAAGAACTTCATTCGGTCAATAGGCGATAGATAGTGGAAGTTAAGTCCAAGGAAACCATCTTTGTATACATCAAGCACTACAATAAGAGGAAACTTGTCCCAGTAGGGGAGGATTGCTTTGAATTTAGCATCATAGCCAAACGTATACATCCTTCCAGGCTTCAGAACTGCTTTCTTCTTAAAACCTCTGGCACTATCACCGACTTTCTTCTTGAACCACGCTACTGATTTCTTTGCTTGTTTTGATTTTGAGACTCGTTTCTTTGGTCTTTGTACTGCATTACTTAATTCAGCACCAATAGCCTTCCGTGCCATCTGTCCAGGCTTACCAGACTTGCCAATCTTGCCCCATTGTTTACCGAGATAACGATACTTACTTCCATCTGAAGCGACTCGCTCGGTGCCCTTGGCGATTTGAATCAATTTCTTTGCGACTTGTACTGCCATATCTTATTTTACCAGATGGTCCTCTGTTAGTAATTTAAATGTCCATTTTCTATCGGCACAAAACTGTTCCGCTACTTTCCATTTTGCTTCATTTATCTTCCAGGTTCTTAATTCTCGTAAATATCTGTATTTGCTTCTTGAATTTTTAGTTTTCGGCGGTCTAGGTGGTCCACATTCTTTCTTAGGCTTTACTTCAATGACCATATTTGATAATTTACCATTAGCATCTCTTTGTTCAATCCAAAAGTCTGGAAAGTATCTATGGATTCTCCCATCTAGAGGGCTTAGATAGGGCAGTATGAGTTCTTCACTACTCCATCTTACGATTTTTGGTTGTGTAATATCACAATATACCATAAATCTGCGTTCCCAAGACGACCGATACTGGACTTTATCCACAGCACCTACATACTTGTCACGATTTTTAACTTTATACTTTCCCTTATAAGCCATCACAACTATTTATATAAATAGTTTCAAAGAGTAATTTCTTCTAATATGGAGCATATCGAATGGCTGAGCCAAGCAAAGCACAAACAAAAGGTTTTAATAATGTCATTGACCGAGGGGATAGATGGACTCCTGCTGGTGGTTCTGGAGTATCTTTTGCACCAGACCCATCTACAATAAACAGAAAGTCTTTGGCACCCGCAGTGTTCAAATTCCCTTTGGACGATGTTTCAGCGGGAAACTTTTGGACAAGACTAGTAATCAATTCTTGGACTCCTACTAATAGGCCAGAAATTGTAGCAAAGGCCAATCACGGATTAGCCAAGTATCTTATTAGTAATATATGGCTACCTATGCCTCTATCTCTTGCCACATCCTATAATCAGAACTATTCAGAATCAGATAATATGATGCTTAATAGAGGGTCAGGAATGGACCTTAGTTCAATGAAGGGATTAGGCTCAACTTTCTTCGACCAGGCCGGGGCAGCAGGAAAGGGTGCGGCGAACGAAGGAGTGGCTTTCGTTTCAGCGATTGCTAACATAAACAATTCTGGTAAAATGAATCTTGGTTCAATAATGAATCAGCAAATGGGTTTAGTGTATGATGGTGCTACATTGAGACAACACACCCTCTCGTGGAGAATGACTCCTAAAAGTAGAGAAGAGCAAGACGCAATACAAAAGGTTGTTTTTGCTCTTAAAAAATATTCTTCTCCAATTGTCAAAGGGGCACTTGGCGGTGATGTTAACTTGAGTAGTTCAAAAGTTGCTCTAGAAGAGTCGACCGCTATGGCAAAGGCAGCCGATACAGAAAAGTCCGAAACGGCAGACGCAAAAGCGGTACTTGGCGATTCAATGAGAAACATTGGGCGACTAGGTATACCTGCGACGGTTAATGTAGAATTCTGGTATGGGGATAAAATAAACCCTCATCTATTTCAAATTAAAGACTCATTCATTCTATCCGTAGAAGTTAACTATACACCAACTGGAACGTGGAATGCTTATGAAGATGGTGCACCTGTTGAAACACAATTAACAATTAATCTCAAAGAAAACGCTATCGTGACTCAAGGTGATATCTCTGATGCAGGAGGATACTAATGTCAAAATATACAACTACGCTTCCTAAACTGACATATAATGGAGTAACTATATCTGACATTACGCACAGAATAGATATGCTGAAATCTGTCAGGAAATATGAAGCACTTTACTACACAGTAAGAATTTCAGATGATATGACTCCTGAACTGTTAGCAGAAAGAACATATGGAAATCAGGATTATTGGTGGATTATTTGCACAATAAATAAAGTAATAGACCCGTTTTACGATTGGGTTAAAAGAGAAACTGAAGTATATGCCTATGCTGAAATGTTATACGATGACAAATATAACATCCATCACTGGGAAGATACAGAATATACTCAATTTGAAACAGATTCTCCAGAAAACGATAGAGTAGCAGTAACAAATTTAGACTGGGAACTATATAAAAATGATAAAAAAAGAAATGTTTTATTGCTCAAGTCCCAGCATATTCCCATAATTGTAGAGGAATTTCAGCAATGGATGAGAGAAACTAAAATACAAGTGCAGGAGTAATATATTATGGCTTTAGGACATACATTCGAGACATTGGACCCCAAATCAAGGTCTGAATGGAATTGTAAATTTACCAACTATCGAGGTGACAGCGCCGAAATGAGCGCCATCATTTCCCAATTGAGTGTATGGGAATCGATATACAATAATTGTATGTTTGGTAATATCAAAGTTCAAGACGGAACTGGATTTGTAGAGGCTAACGGTATTGTTGGCTCTGGACTAGAAAAGTTTCATTTTGAGGTATTCACAGAAAATTCAGTTGGAACCTTGTCTTCCAATCTAGAGAAAATATTTAATATTGACTCTATATCAACTGGCACAAAGAATCCTAAGTTTACTGAATATGATATAGGAATCGTATCACCATACCTTGTTAAGAATAATAAAATAAAAATAAGTCGCTCATATTTGAAGATGACTGCCTCTGAAATTGTAGAGGTGATAGGAAAAGATATTCTAGAGTTTAAGGAAGGCGCACCAGATTGGGCCTCTTTTTACGTAGCGCCTACTCTACACGAGAAGAATACGGTGGTGCCGAATTGGAATCCGTTTCAATTGATTAATTTCTTGGCCAGAAACTCCGTTTCCACTAAAGGAGAGTCCAATTATCTCTTCTTTGAGAATAATGATGGATTTAAGTTTATGACTCTAGATGAAATGAAGGCTAAACCATCACAGAGAGTATTGGCTTTGAAGAATATGCCCACAAAAATCTTATCAGATAAGAAGGGGTTTGCAATTGATGATTCGATGATGGAAAACTATTCTGAAATGTCCCGCTTTAATATATCAGGCGGTCAGACTTCAGGACGATATGGCTCGTCTATATTGACACATAATATTCTTGAGAAATGGTTGAAACCGTATGAAGTATTATATGACGGACCTAAAGATAAGATAACGTCTGAAACAATTGGGCTTAATGGACCAGAAGCAAAGCAATTTGCAGATTTTAATGTATGGCAACATAGTGGTTTTATGAGTCATAATTATCTTTATGATATACACGATAAGGGAGAAAAGAGTCATTATCCTTTGCACGATATGAAGAAAACGGAAATGAGAGCGAATATTATTAAGTTTGATATTCCTGGTGACACAAACATATTTGCTGGCGATGTTGTAACTCTAATGATTCCAACTCATATTCACAACCACAATATACCTGAGGACCAATATTTGACTGGTAATTGGTTAATCACTGCAATACATCATAAAGTTAGTAATAATGGATATACAATGACATTAGAGTGTATGAAAGATGGGTTCTTTTCAGACCCAGATATAACAATACCAGCAAGAGAGGCTTAGATTATGCAATTTATGGGATTTGATGGATTTATTTGGTTTACGGGTGTCGTAGAAGATAGACGTGACCCTATGAAACTAGGGCGAATGAAGGTACGTATCGCTGGACTACACACAGAAAAAAGAGAACTAGGACTTACAGAGGGCATACCTATAGAAGATTTGCCTTGGGCACATCCAATGCAACCTCTTACTTCAGCGGCGATGAATGGTATTGGAACAACTCCTCTAGGTCCTGTAGAAGGGACGTGGGTAGTAGGATTCTTCAGAGATGGAGAGAATGCTCAAGAACCTATTGTGATGGGAACGATTGGGGGATACCCTATGGAGCCACCCAAACCAATTGGTTTTCACGACCCGAACTTAGTATATCCAAAAGAAACTCATTTAATTGAGCCCGATACACACAGACGAGCAAGACGAACATTTAAGGCTCCACCTAATGATGAAGAGTTTGATTCTAAACCAACTCCACTTGACCCAGAAGGCGGTCGAGTAGAAGATAAGGGAGTGTATAAAGCACTTTCAGATACTTGGGATGAACCAGAGAATCCATTCGATGCACTATATCCATTCAATCACGTAAGAGGAACAGAGAGTGGTCACGTTGAAGAGTGGGATGATACAGTAGACCACGAGCGAATGATGAGATGGCACAGAACTGGAACATTTGAAGAGATTCGAGAAACTGGCACAAAAGTTACGAAGATACAACGAGATAATTATAGAATTACTTTAGGTGATGATTTTGTTCACGTTAAGCCCAATGTGAATGGTCTTGATGGAGCAGGCCCTGGTGGTAATATGTACGTAACAGTCGATGGAGATTGTCATTTGGCAGTCGATGGAGATTACAAGACACACGTTAAAGGCAATGCGACAACAGTAATTGATGGAAATTGGACAGTTGATATATTAGGCAATACAGATATATCTACGGTTGGTACAAAACTTGATGAATCTGGTGGAGTACATACAATTAAGGGAAGTGTTATACACTTAAATCCATAATGTTTGAACTAGACCACGATAATCACGATAAGCAGATAACCGAAGATATTAAAGGTAGAACTGCAATAATCATTGATAATTTTTACAAGAATCCAGATGAAGTGCGAGAACTTGCACTGTCTTTAGAAGATGATGATTCGTCTGATTTGGTGAATGGATTCCCTGGAGTAAGAGGCTTTTATGAGACATCCGAAGTAAAAGAAAAATTATATGATTTATATTTTTTTCTATGTAACAAACACTTTCCACGCTTTGATGAGAAAGAGTTTAAGAAAAATTGGAGTAAAGCGGGCTTTTTGGTGAATGTGCTTAATGAAGAAACTTTAATGGCAAATCCGATAGGCATAATACCCCATCAAGATTGGTGGATGAGTGAACCAGAAGAATCATCCTTTCAATTTGGAAGTGTGATTTATTTAAATACTCCAGATGAATGTGCAGGCGGAACAAATTTGTATAGTCATAATGGAGAGATGAGTATTCCATATGATTTTGAACCAGAATGGGCAGGAGAATTAGAAAGAATAGAACACGATATAGACAAAGTTAAGTACGTGAAAGAAAAAGTGGGCGGAGGCGAACCATATAAATGTGAATTTGAGGCGGAAATGAAATATAATAGAATGGTATTATATCAAGCAGATGTTCTCCACGCTCAAAATGTGGACCTCGGAATGTTTCACAATTACAATAGAATCAATCAACCACTTTTTATGTAAGGAGAAAGACATTGGCACTAATCGATACAACCACTAGTGTAAGTGATGTCGTTAAAACGGCACAAGGAACAAGTTATTTTACTGACGTTAATGATGCGTTAGGAAGACTTGGTGGCGAACTACGGTCTCCTTCCTTTGATTCATTAGATAATATGAAACTGAATGCCCAGTCTTTAGACGTTACTGGTAAAGTGGACCAATTTGCTCTTCAACAAGCATTCGGTCAAGATGGCGAGGATATATGGGATGTTCTTCAGCAAGTTCAAGGCGTTTCTGATGGAATGACTACTTGTGGAGACACTATGCAAGACGCCTTGTTGGGCGCACAGACAGACTTCATACGAAACTCTGGTATTCAACAAGCAGGACGAGAATTGTCACGGGCCTTAGGTAAAGCAGACGAGATGGCCGATTGTGTCGCTGGATTTGCCACCCTATTTGATTCTGCAGGAATTATTGATGATGCTCTAGGGATGGGTGACCTCCCTCAGTTAAACAATCGAGTTAGGTCTATTATTGAGGATTCTACTAACGCTTCCTCTCTATCTAATATACTAGCAAATACGGCCGAAGTACAGAATCTAGTCAACGATTTTAATAATATGTGTGGCGAGATGATGGAAAAACTCAACGCCCTTATTCAAAAGGACGTTGATGCTATGGCAGCCGCGTTGACTAAACTTGCTCAATGGGCTGCATTTGCAAAATTGGCAACGTCTGACCCTTGTGCTTTAGTTAATACAAATAGAATGCTTGGTCATATCGCTGAACCAGTGATGGATGATATTGTTAAGTTATATCAAGGAGTCACTGGACAATCCGTTTCTCCTACAGACCCTATTATTCCTCTCGGCAAGTTCTTAGGAAAAACCTTGGGAACAGTTGTTGATGTACCTAAATTCAAGCAGGCCGCTGGTGTGGCTTTGCCTGGATTTGCCTCAATAGCAGACGCAATACCAGTCGGAACAGAATTATATTCAGAAGAATACACTTCTACTGCAATGAATTATGTTAATGGTGTTGGATGGGTATTACCTGAAGGGGCACAAACAGATTTTACAAAAGACATACTGAAAGGTAAATCTCCATTCGGTGGAGGAGCAGACCATTTTAGACAGAATGCCGCGGCTGTAGAATACAAAGCAGTAACAGAAAATCCAGAGGCAGTCGCAAAAGTTCATATAGTTGGATGGTGTTCGGGTGGAGTTGACGATAGAAATGTAGGTAGAGGCAGTAGTGCCAATAGAAATGAAGAAGAATGCAAAGCAACTGGAGGAGACTGGAACGAAAAAGAAATGACTGATAACGAAGTTCAAATTGCTGGTTCACTAGAAGCGGCGATGGGTACTGTAGCAAAAACTTTATCAGACGTATTTGAGAATATCGTAGGCGACCCACCACCAAGCAGTGGTTCTTCAGCATTAGCAGGCGGTCCGCCAGCAGTTGTAAGTAAGGTTCGTGAGGCGATTAAGGCACCCGGTGCGGCCAAAGGAGCACCAGTAAAACCATTTGACCCAAGTGCGGCACCAACTGCACAAAAATCTAGTCCAGACCCTACTGACCCAATGCCATTTGAACCACTGAAGGCGGCATCCTTTGCCCTCGCGGCAGTGTTGCCAGGAACTGCTAAACTACTTAGTGGTGCCTTAATGCCACCAGACACAAAAACACAGTTATCTAATATAGGTGGAGATATATCTGAATATCATCAAAGCAGAGAAGTAGTAGAACACGCAATGAAAACAGGAGACTGGTCAGATGTAGAGACCTGTGCTTGTGAGCCGAAAAAGGCCTCTGGAGGTGTAACAGAAGTTGGTTCCTGTGATTTCACAGGATTAGGATTTCCAGAAGGATATAAACTAATTGAATCTTCCTTTTATACTCCAGCGTTTTTAGCCAAAGTTGAGGCCGCTGAAGCGAGTAATAGTGGAGAATATGTAATGGGAGATGATGGTGCTATCTATCAATCTGCCGAAGTTACAGTAATGGCAATCTATGGAGCAACTATAGTTAATCCTTATGAACAAGGTAAAGATGCTTGTATCAAGTATTCTGGTAAATGGGTATCGCTAGTTGAATCAGAAGGCGGAGCCTCAGGCTCTGGAAGTACATTTGATATTACAAATGCCAAGTCCAAAGAAGTATGTACCAATGCCAATGGACAATGGGTGTGTAAGAAAGGTACGTCACTCTCATCATTAGGAAATGCCGCAGTAGAATCTTGGGGGAAATTTACAAATAAAAAGAATGTGAATACTAAATCAAAACTGCCGTCAGATAAGCAATTCGATACTGATAAGTTACCATCATTATCATTCAGTAAGTTCGTTTAGGAGATGTTATGCCTGGAACAGTGAGATTGACTGATATATGTACTGGTCACGGATGTTATCCGCCCAGAGAGAATGCTAGTGCTTCTCCTAATGTATTTGCTAATAGTTTAGCGTGCCATAGAGTAGGAGATGCGTGGCAGCCACACGGATGTGCAGTCTGCGTACCACACGGAGCCTCTCAAGCGAGTGGTTCTCCGAATGTATTTGTTAATAGTCAGGCACTTGCGAGAATTGGAGATGCAATTGATTGCGGTTCTTCAAATCAAACGGGTTCCGGGAATGTAATCACGAACGGATAGTATAAATAGTAAGAACTAGAGGAAAATTCGATGCCAGCACCGATAAGAACACAACGAGTAAGAAAATATAGAGATTTAGACCTCGACTTCTTGGTGCATCCTATGACTAATGATATCGTTGGTCGTTCGGATGTAGATGCTATAAATGGTAGCATTATACACATTATAAGAACGCAACGCGGAGAGCGTGTGTTTCAAAGTGAATTTGGCTCCACCATATATCATTCGTTATTTGAGCCAATGTCTACTGAAACACGAGTTATATTAGAGGGTGCAATTGAGCAGGCTATCAACACGTTTGAGCCTAGAGTAGACTTAACAGGAGTAAAGGTCGTTGCGGACCCAGATAGAAATGGTTACGAAGTAACTATTGTTTATGTTCCAATAAATGAAGGGTCACCCGTAAACTTAGATTTCTTCTTAAATAGATTGAGGTAGTAGAGATATGGCAACAAATCCAAAAGCATTAGATTTAAGTAATCTTGAATTTGATGGAATAAAAAATAACATTAAAAACTTTATGAAGGGCCAAACAGAGTTCGTTGACTATGACTTTGACGGTTCTGGAATGAGTGTATTGCTAGATGTAATGGCATACACCACTCATTATATGGGCTTTCATACGAATATGGCTATCAACGAAGCGTTCCTTGATACTGCTACTCTGAGGAATTCAGTTGTTTCTCACGCAAAAGCCATTGGATATATTCCAAAAAGTGCTACGGCTGCCGAATCTATAGTGAAATTAACTTTCAACACGACTGGTTTTGACCCGTCTTATATTATTGTTGAAAAAGGAACTCAATTCGTATCTAATATTAATGGTATGCCAACCGCTTTCACGAACTTAGACACAGTAAATATATTTGCTGACGAGGGAGGAGAGTTCTCTGGTGAAATTAAACTACATCAAGGCTCATTAAAAGGACTTGAATGGACATATGATGCTGTATCAGAGACACAAAAATTCTTCATAAAAGATGACACTTGTGACAGAACCACAATCACTATGACTGTGGATGATAAGCCTTGGGATAATAATCAAGTTCTTTCTGAATTAGATGGTACATCTCCAAACTTCTTTCTTCAAGAAGGTCTAGATGGTGTTACTGAGATTTACTTTGGTAATGGAATCTTTGGTAAAAGGCCACGAGACGGACTAGTAATTAAAGTTGTTTATTTAAGTACGAAGGGCCACGCAGGTAACTATTCGTCTACTATATCTGAACAAACTTTTTCTCTTGAATCAACCATTGATGTTAACTATACAGCATCACAAGTGAATGTAGACACAGTGGACATCTCTTCTCTCGGCGCTGAAAAAGAAACTACAGATAACATTAAAGCGACTGCACCACGAGCCTATGAGCGTCAAGACAGAGCAGTTACGGCTGAAGATTATAAAACTATTTTGATAGAGAAATATCCAAACATTGAATCAATTGCTGTTTGGGGCGGAGAAGATAATGACCCACCACAATATGGTGCTGTCTTTATCTGTATCAAACCAA